CTCATACTCCGCCTTAGTTCTGTCAAGCTCTGCACGAAGCTGTGAAAGCTTGTCCTGCTTATCCTTTTCAGCCTGCTCAGCTTTCTGCAAAAGCTCTCTGCGGTCTTTCAGGCTGTCCTCTTCAAGCTTTGAATATTTTTCCGACCAGTCAAGGTCAACACGCCTCATAGCGTCTTTAAGGTTTGCCACCTCTTTGCTGTCTGTTTCCACAGCCACCTCGATAGGACGGCTCTCAAGCTCCTTTATCTCGGCTTCAAGCTGACGTATGCGGAGTTCAGCCTTGTCCCTCTGCTTTGATATCCTATCGCAGATACCGTTCATATCGTCAAGTCTGCCACTGAGCATATCTGCCTTGTCAGCCTTGATCTTAAGCTGTTTGACCTTTTCTTCAAGCTCTCTTACAGAGGTGTTTTCAAGGTCGGTGTTCTCGGTAAGTTCAGAACGTTCGTCCTCAGAAAGCTTGGTGAGAAGTGTTAGTTTCTTTACTCCAATTAGTGAACTCGAGTTCACTAATTCTTTCGGCAACTTCTCGACAATCGAAATGTAGTTATATACTTGTCTGTCTGAAAAGCCTGTTTCAGATTTACAGTAATCATTAAATTCCGAATAC